CTCGTTGTATTGGTCAACCATTTTAGCACCAAGTGGTTCTAAAACATCTTCACCTAAAAAGTCTGCAAGATTTTCGTAGTGGTCTTGACCACCTTCGTCCGCAACTGCTCTTGGATCAAAAGCAATTTCAGCACCACCTTCATCATCCATGGTAACTTCAATGTTACCTTGTTGATTTTTCTTTTCGATAATCTCATCTCGTTCTTGAATTAATTCTTCTTGTTTTGGAACTTTAACAACTGTTTCGGTAATATTTGTATTTGGAAGTGGTTTGTCTATTGTAGCCATCTATTAGGTTCCCTCTTTATTAAATAGTTTGTAGATGAATCCCTCTCCATCTTTGTATTTTTCATACTGATCATATGCAGTCATAGCCGTACTTATTGCAAGTCCCGGTAAACCTGCGAACCTACTTATACCTCTAATTGTAGCAGGATTCAATCCTAATCTCAATACCTTCTTCAAACCATCACCTTCTGCAATACCTGCAGCTTTTGTTAGGGGTTCCATAGTTGCAAGACCTAACCAGTTTAATGGGTTGCTTGCAATCTCTGCAGTGCCTTTACCTTGTTTTACTTGTTGGCCTATGAAGTATGAGTCTATTAATGCTGTAGGCAATGGAGCTCCAACAGCTGCCATGGTTCTACCTACGTTAGCTAAAACACTTTTGTTAGTTGCAGGTTTTAATGGTGTTTCTCCTGCTTTTACTTCTATTGGATTATCAGCTGCATATTTTTTAATATCAGCTTGTGATGCAATATCTTCGTTTGGAGTTACAAATGCACCGATGTCATTATTCCATCTTATGTTTGTTTCTTTAAAAGTGTCAGCTAGTTTTGCATCATCGGGTCTTGGTAATTTGTCAGCGGTTGTGACTTGGCCTGTATCAATTAATTTTGCAACGTCTTTAGAAGTTTCTTTTAAATCTTTTAATGGTCCTTTAGTTGCAGTTATTGCATTATTTAATTTCATAGCGGCCGCTTTTGGATTGGCTCTTATAACTGCCTCACAGGTATCAATAGGCCCACCTAAAGCAGCAGTTACCACAGCAGCGCATCCGCCACGCACAGATTTAGTTTTATTAATTAAAATATTTATTGCTCTTGTTAAAGCAGGATCTTTATATGTTTGAGTTATTCCTTTTAAAATACTTTCTTCAGTAGGAACCTTTGTTCCAACTTGTTTACCCTCAAAAAAATAAGTTATTCCACCGGGTTGTTTATCCACTTCCTTTGCAAAAGTTTTTAAAATAGCGTCACCAGTTTTTTTATCTTTTGCATTTTTGTATGCTCTTTCTAATTTACTATTAATATAATTTAAATTTCTATTAGCATCTCTAAACACTACTTCACTGTCCCACCAATTATTTTTTACACCTGATGGGTGATGCACCTCAAAAGGACTAATAACTTTGTCTCCAGTTTTTTCAGTTCCTATTCTACGTAGAATACCGCCTAAAGTTTCTTCTTGTCCTCGATAAACAATTTTAGTATCTTTTAATTTATCTTTTAATTGATAAGATTTTAAAGATTCTTCAAATACATTTTTCTTACCGCTTTCTTTTGCAATAGTAGTATTTAAATATTCTTTTAAAGTTTTACCTTTACCTTTTATAGTTTCATCTAATTTAATAGTTTCACCGGTATTATTATCTACAAATTTTATTTTTTTATAATAATTGTTTTGAGCCCAAGATTTATTACCTTTGTCATTTATTGGAACATTATCAATAAATTTTTTTGGTAAGGTCCATCTACCAGTTCCATCTTTTCCTGCTCTATATAAATTGCTCCATAAAGCTAATTCTGGTTTAAAAAATCCTTTACCACCACTAGTAGTATAACCAGAGGGAAAGACACCTTTTTCTTTTTGAAATTTAATTAAGTCTTTAATATTTTTTTCTTTGGTTAATTCTTTTAAAGTTTTACCAGTTGTTCCAATTTTAACATCACTTCGATATCTATCTTTAGCTCTTTGTAAAATATTTTCTTTTTCTTTAGAATAATATTCTTTAGCTTTTAACCTTCTTTTTTCTACTAACTCTGGATCTTTTTTTTCTCTTAAAGTTCTTTTTTTTCTAGTTTCTGGATTGTATCTTAATCTATCATAAAATGGATGAGATTTAGGAACACCATATTGAAAATTATCAAAATCAAAACTTATATTAGGAAATTTTAATTTAAGTTGTTCTTGAGCAGAAATAGTTAATGTGCTTTTGGCCACTATCGCCTCCTAGTAAACATTGAAATAAGACCACCATCTTTTCTACCTCTTGGTCCTCCTCTTTCTCCTTGGTCAAATCCAGCGGATCGACCACCTCGAGAACCACCTCTGCCTCCACCAGTTCTACCTCTTGCAGCATCTTGTGGTGTAGGAGTTACTGATCCAAATTCACCTTTATCTATTCTACCTTGTAAATCTCTTACTGATTCTCTGTTTATAGCTTGTCTAGTTGCTTTGTTTAAACCACCAAAAACATTTTTATAAGGATCTTTTATATTTTCTATTGCTCTAAGAGCAAGGTTAAGAGGAGTTGGTAAACTTCTAAAAGTCGTTACAATATTTCCAAGTCCTTGTTTCATTCGTGCAAAAGTTCCGCCAATGGTTGGACCAATACCATATGCCTCTGCTTCAGGATCTTCTACGTTTAAATTACCAAATAAACTAGATGTGTTCTTAACACCAAAAGTATCGTTTTCATCTTTGCCTCCACCATTAGGTCTAGTCATATTTGGTTGTAAAGGTTGAGCTGGAGTAGCTGGTGCTGGTGTAGTATCATATAAACCTCTAGCTCTTAACGCGTTTGCTATTTCTGCATCTGGAAAACCATACGCTTTCATTGAATTATAAATATCTAATGCTATTCCTGTTAACGCAGGACCGCCCATGAAAAAATTTTTTCTAGGTTTTTTTTCTGTAAATAAAACTTCTATGCCAATCGATCCGCCGTCCGCTTTCGATTCAAACTCTCTACGTCTTTGTTCTATGTACCTTGTAAGATCAAAATCTTCTGGTATGAGACCTATTTTTTTATCTAATTCAAAGTCGTCTAGTATTTGTGCGTATTCATCTGATGTCATCAGTAGTATTCCTTATCTATTCGCGGTAATGGTTCCTCTCTATAATCGTCAGGTAGTCTTACAAATCCTCCCTGTCTAAAACGCATTAACGCTTGTGTTGTACTGTCCACCAAATCATCATGGTCTCCATAAGGAAATGATGCACATTCTTCTATCACCTCTTCTGCGAATTTTTCATCGGGCGCCCAGATCATTCCTGACTCAAACATCGGCGAGACAGAGCTAACTCGAGCGTACTTATCTTGACCTTTACTCGGTGTGAAGTTTATAACAGGTATGCCAACTTTTCGCAACTCGTATGTGAGTGGTAGACCACTGGCCTTGGCTTCGATGATAACGGTATCAGGATTCCAATAATTATATTGTTCCAAAGCTTCTTTACGAAGTTCTGGAAACTCTAATCTTTCTTTGAATGCATCAAGTAATATCAAATGTGCAGGGCTATCTTCATCCGGATAAAATACACCCCATGTAGTTATGGCAGAATAATCTGCAGAGTCTTTTTTAGAAAATGCTGTATCATAAGATTGTATAACATGTTCTAATTTTGGTATCCGATCATCTTCCCAAGTATTCCACCATTCACGTTTAATGATACTACCTTCTTCTGATGTAGGGTTTTGCATCCACTGCGCGTTCCATTTAGGAAGACTCAAAGATGCTTTCACTCCTTCTAATTCTTGTAACTTCCAATATTGTGGCCATACAGGTTTACCTGATGGCATGATTGCAGGAAACTCAATCAAGTGCCATTTATCTGCTTTGATATGTTTTTGTGAATTAATTAGTGCACCGGTTAAATCTTTTAGACTCCAACGAGTCATAACCACGACGATCGCTCCACCTGGTTGTAAACGCTGACGTGGTCCTGATGTATACCAGTCGTAAGCTTTCTCCAACGCTTCAGGATTCATTGCATCTTGTTCAGAGTGTGGGTCATCGATAATCAATAAATCCGCACCACGGCCCGTGATTGCCGATCCCACACCCGCTGCATAATACTCACCTCCTTGCTCGGTTTCCCATTTACCCGCAGCTTGTGAATCTTCTCTGAGTCTTGTGTTAAATACTTTTTGATACTCAGGTGAATCAATTAACGTCTTAGCTTTACGTCCAAAACGGAGCGCGAGTTCTGTTGTGTGAGTTGTCTGTATAATTTTTAAATTTGGTTTTCTACCAACCATCCATGCAGGAAGTAAGAAAGATGCAAACTCAGATTTAGTATGTCTTGGTGGCATATTAATAATTAATCTTTTTATTTTGCCTTTTGCAATCTGATCAAACTTATCTGCTATTTCTTTGTGATGCTTGCCTTCTATAAACTCTGGCCACATACATTTAACAAAGGCCATGAAATTATTTTTAATTTCATCCTGTCTAATTTTTTCTTCTAATATTTTGTGGGCTTTTTCAAACTCTAAGATCTCTTCTTTGGTTTGCAGATCTGTGTGTTCTTTCCTAAAATATTTTCTAGTCTTTTTTCTAAATGTTTCAACGGCTTTCATAAAAATTTTTGCAGAATTTTTTTCACTTCTGTTTTCTCCTCTTTTCAAATTTATCACTTATTTAAGACTAAAACAAACTGTATATGTCCTGTCGTTGGGACCCCTTTCTGTCTAGGGGAGGGTGGGCCCCTGGTTTGCAAGCACAATTATAGATTGTATTGGGACCCCTCGCCTTGGGGTGGGTGGGCCCAGAGTTAGCGAGCTATGCAGTTTTTACATAGGGTATGGGATTTTCTCAGACCCTATATGTTGTGTCAAGTATTAATTAACTATTTATTATATTCCTTTCTAAACTTAATCGCTTCTTGTTTTAATGCAAAATAAGTTTTGTTATTGGTGCTACTATAAACACTATCTCTTGAATAGTTATTAACTCTATTCAAAAATGTTTGTAGTCTTATTACATTTATTTTATTTGTATCCTTATCAAAGTAATAGATTGCGCTATCAACCTTATCAGTCATTATGCAACTCTCCGCGGTTCGTTAATCATTATGTGACAAGGTCTAGTCGCGCAACGATAATTATTTACACTCGGACTTGTATCAAAGTAAATAATATAATTATCAGTCACCTTACATTTATCATTCCAAACAAATGTCCTTGTTATCCACTCGTTATACTTTTTAGCTTTGTAAAGTATCCTACCTGTTATGCCGTTTTTTAATTTATGTATCATTTTATCCTTTCTATGTTATGGGATTTTATAACAAATCCCATAACATTTGTCAACCCTTAACTTTGGGCTATTGCCTTAATCTTGGAGGTGTCAACGTTCCAAGTTAAGCCAATATGTTTAACAACCAGATTTAAACTTTGTTTAAGTTCATCTGGAGTTCCACTTTCCATTACGTTATCTATTGCTTTTTGTTTCAGGTCTTTTAGGTCTTTGAGTTTAGCGCCTTCAGGTCTTTTCTCAATTTCCCTATCAACCAAGTCTTTTGCCCACTCTCGCAGTTGGTCTTCGCAGTCTTCAAGTGTTAGTCTCTCTTCATCTCTACTTGATAACCTGTAGTGTAGGTCTTTTTTTTCTTTTTTTGATTGCTTCTCAAAAAAAGTTTTAGCATTGTTTTGAGCCTCCTTCATAAACTCTTCAGCTTCCTTCATTTGCTGTAAGATTTTATCTGCGCCCATTTTCTTTGCTAGTTTTTTAACAACATTATTAGTCGCTTCAGTTCTATACTGCTTGATTAATAATTGTTGCTCGTCAATTAGAGGTGCAAAGTATCTATTAACTTTGTTCTCAAAATGCTCTAATTGATATTTAGTCATTTTAGTCATGTTATCCTTTCTTATATTATGGGATTTTCTAACATAATAAATAAAACAAGTCAAATCTTTTTTTATTTTTTTTTATTCTTTTGGGTGGGTGGGCCCCGAGGTCACAAGCAAAGAAAAACCCATTTTGGACATAGTGTCCCATAATTTCCTTGACACAACATATAGCTGCGACAACTTTGACCATTTTAATTATGGGATTTTATGTTATATTTATAGTCTAAGCAAAAAGCTTAGAGAAATGAGAAGATAACATGTCAATAGAAAAAAATAGAGAAATAATAAAATCTATTACAAATCCTGACAGCTTAAAAGCTGTGCAAGTTGCTTTTAATATAAATGAAAGTCAGGACAAAGTAATTGATAAGTTAGTTAATCTTATCCAAGAAATGGATAAAAATATGAAATTACTAGCTGTCAAAGTTTTAGAGTTAGAGAAAAAAAATGATGCAACTAGCATTTAAATTTGACGATTTGACTTGCCCACTTTGTGGGCAAGATACCAAACCGGACTGGTGGTCTTCAGATGGTTACAGCTGTAATGATTGCGGACCGGTGTTAGAGGAACAATACGAGGAACCGCCCTGGATTAATTTCTAGGGCTGATCTCTGGTCCATTGCGGGTTGGATGGTTAACCTTT